GACGACTTTTCTAGATTTAAAACTTTACATACATATTGTAGAAGATATTTTCCTGAAGAAGTATTTGATCCTAAGGATTGCACAATTGATTTTGCATTACAAACAAAAGTAATTAAAACAAGTGATAAAAGATTAGCAGATGATAACTTCATGTATAAAGATTGGTCACTTGGTGTTTATAGCAAAGCTAGAAATTTATTAATTAAACCAGAAGAAGCTTATAAATTAGAAAGTTATAAAAGAGATTCATTAACAGTATTCCTTAGAAAAATTAGTACCTACGAACATTACAAGACTGGTGGTGGAGAAAGATCATTTATTGACTTTGATGATATGATTGAAAGGGCAATAAAAGAAATAGATTTTCCTTCATTAAAAGTTTTAATATTAGATGAAGCTCAAGATTGTACTCCCCTACAATGGTCAGTTATATATAAGATGGCACCTAAAGTAGATAGAATATATTTAGCAGGAGATGATGATCAAGCTATATATAAATGGAATGGAGCTGATCCAAAATATTTTACAAAATTTTTTCCTGGTCGAAAGGTTAAACTTAGAAGGACTCAAAGATTTGGTGAAGCCATACATAAATTTTCACAAGTAATTAGAAGAGGTATAAATGATAGTGAGGAAAAAGAATATTTACCAGGTGGAACAAAGGGTTATGTAAAAGCATATTTATCATTTAAAGAAATTCCTTTTGAAAATTTTAATGAGGATTGGTACATACTAGGTAGAATTAATGAAACTGTAAATGAGTTAAGAATGTTAGCTAAGGATGCTGGATTATATTACAAAGATAACAAAGGCACAAAATGTTTTGATCAAAAACAATGGGAATCAATTAAAGCTTGGACTGCAATTACAAAAGGTAAAAAGATAGATAAGAAAGCAGCACGTACCATGTACAAACACATAAGAGAACTTGAAGATCCTGCTTTTAGATTAGATAAATTTTGGAGAGCAGAACCAGATTTTAAAGAGTATGATTTTCAAGCGTTAAAAGAATGGTGTGGTTTAACATTAGAGGACAGTCAAAAAAATAAACCTTGGTATTGGATATTGAGAAGAAATTTTAAACCTAAACAAGTAAGACATTTTATAAGATTATTAAGACGATACGGTCAAAAAGAATTAGACAAAGATCCATTAATCACAATTGATACAATTCATTCTGTTAAGGGAGGAGAAGCGAATCATGTTGTGTTGTATAGTAAAGCTAACTATCCATCTGATTACAAAAATAAAAATAAACAAGAAAAAAGTGACGAACGTAAGGTTTGGTATACAGGAGTAACAAGAGCAAGAAAAACTTTACATTTATTAAGAACAGACTATAAGTTTAACTATCCTATTGGACAAGATTATTTAATATACGTACAAGAAAAAAATGACAAGTAAAGACATGTTCGATGAAACTTTCCCTGAAGACAAACAAGTCGGAGGATCTCACTATAAACATTTTCCTATACAACCCTGGAAATTTATAAGGAAAAATGCACTGAATCCTTTTCAAGCAAATGTTATTAAATATGTTTGTAGATATGCATTTAAAGATAAGGCAATAGAAGACTTAGAAAAAATTAAACATTATTGTGATATGGAGATACAACATTTAAAAGAAGAAAATAAAAACAAAGATTAAATGTTTAAAATTATAAACTTTAAAAGTGAACCGAAACAAACTTTCTTTGCACCAGAATGGAATTATTATATATTTGAAAGAGTTATAGAACAAATTAATTTTACTAGCTTAGCAAATTTTATTTTAGATAAAGAAAAAGAAATATTAAAATTACCAGTAAGTAAAGATGATTATAATAAATTTACTGATGGATATACTGGTTTAGGTGAAAAAAGCACTACATCTAGATTTGATAAATATAACGTTCTCAATTGGAACCACGAAAATATCGAAACAATAAAGAATGAGATATTAAATTTCCATAAAGATATTTTAGAATATTTTAAACAACCATTACCAAATGAATTATATATTAATTGTTGGACTAATATTATGAGAAGAGGAGAACAAGTAAAACCACATATACATGGTGTAAAACCTACAACTTATTTAGGTGGGCACATTTGTGTAAAATGTGATGGTACATCTACTCATTATATAAATCCAATAAATCAAATAAATGATCCTTTAACTTATGAAAGTAAAAATGAAGTTGGTAAAATAACTTTGTTTCAAAATAACATACCCCATTATACAGACATGCATGATTCAGATAAAGAAAGAATTACGATTGCATTTGATTTGCATACGGTTATGTTTAATAGTATTCATTTTAAATTAATATGAAAAAACCAAAATGTTCAAAATGTAAAAAAAATGCAGTTATTATCGAAGACAAAATTTATTATTGTGGTGATTGTGCTGTTAAGCAGTTTATTAGTAGGGTGCACAAGAGAGTGGGACATCAACCCTTACACAACAATAGTCAATCAAATAATTAGAAACTATGAATAAAAATATAAATGTAGAAGATAATTTTTTACCTAAAAAAGAATTTGAAGATTTACAAAATGTTATGACTAGCACTTTTTTTCCTTGGTATTTTAATCCATTCATTGTTAAGAGTTCTGAATTAGATGATTTAGATTTAAGTCAGTTTACACATAAACTTTTTACTGGAAGAGAAGGTACAGATTCAGCTGGATATAAACTTATAAAACCTATTATTGAAAAATTAAATGTAAAAGCTATTTGTAGAATAAAGGCAAACCTACTTATTAAAACTAAAAAAATTATAGAACATGCATTTCATACAGACTTTTATAATAATAGAACAGCAATATATTATGTAAACACAAACGATGGCTATACAAAGTTTACAGATGGACAAAAAATTAAAAGTGTTGAAAATAGACTTATTGATTTTGATTCTAACTTAAGTCATTCTGGTTCTACTTGCACTGATCAAAAATGTAGAATTGTTATTAACATAAATTATTATCCTTTTATAGAAGGAGAGTTTGCATGAGTAACGGATTACAATTAACTTTAACTTTTAAAAAATCAATGTGGAATACACCTATGGAATATAAAGATTTATCTGGATATAAAGAAATAGCTATTGATTTAGAAACAAGAGACGATGGAATTAATGAAAAACTTGGAGCTGGTTGGGCTTTAGGTAAAGGAGAAATAGTAGGTTTTGCAGTAGCTGTTGAAGGTTGGAAAGGATATTTTCCATTTGGTCATTT